CCCCGGTACATCAGTGAGATTCAGGAATGGGAAAGCCTTGCGAAGACTCGCAAGCTCACCAAGTCAGAGAAAGTGCAGTACGGCTGTGCTACACGGCTTGCTGCCCGTTGTGAAGTGATTATTGCGTCCTACACTGCCTTTGTCGGGCTTGCTTAGACATACCCTTAAACGACAATCAGGCCCCCGTCACCCTCTGATGTTTAGAGAGGTGACGGGGGCTTTGTTATTTCCACTGTGACGCTGTTGGTCGTGGGTCTCGACAATAGCCAAATTGATACAACACACTTAAGCCTTCGCAGGTACCTTCTTCGCTGCCTTTCTAACCTTCGCCCAACGAGCCTTCTGAGCAGCGGCAATCTTAGCCTTACCCTCTGCGGACATCCCACGGTTGGCTGGTTTCGCTGTAACCGGCTTAGAAACTACGTGAGTTGTCTCAGGGCGACCTAAGCCATTCTTGATAGCTGTTCCCGCCAGAATAGCTTTCGCCTGTTGTAACTTGGATATCTCTACGTCAATCTGTGCAATGATGCTCGCTGTGTCCATGAATCCTCCATTAGCAGAATACCAACAATCATCCTGAATTGCTGAATAGCGCGTGATAAGCTTGCTCACCTTGAAGCAGAGGAATTTAGAAGAGGTGAACGGTATGGAAGAGAAATTCAATCCGGTAGCCAACTATAAGCGCGGAATGGAAGAAGACATCACAGCGTGGCAAGCTAAGATAATCTCAATAGAACAGAGTCCTGATTTTTCTGGCACTTACAAAGACTTCGCAATGGCGCAGTTGAATAACAGTATCTCCGTGATGAAAGATTCAATTGTGGGTTTTGATAAGTTAACCCACCCCATCAAGTACTAAGCCTCAAACGCAACATATGCCCCTGCCCAACCTCGATATTTTGAGGAAGGGCAGGGGCATATGTTGCTTAAGTATTAAGCGTGCATCGTGAGTTTGATGAGTGGGTGGGTTCCGGCATCAGTACCGAAACCTGAGACACGGGTGAAGGCTTGGAAACCGACCTCGTACGTGTCGCTGTAGCGCTCATTCAGACGCAGGACCTCAATTTCTCCAACGGACCGCAGGGTGTACGCATCAGTCAGCGATCCCAGAAGGATCGGCGTAGTACCCGCAGCAATCGCAGGAGCGAACTGATCGATGACAACAGGGATGCTAAGAATCCTGTCAAGATTGTCAGTGTTCACCGAGGGAACATACAGAGGACGGCCAAAGCCATCAACTACACCGAGGAAATATGCGCGGGTGGCAGACGACATGACCCAGCTTGCCGAGGGGAGGTACGCACTTTCGAGATTGCCTACTATCGTAGCGATCTCTGGATAAGCAATTTGCGTAGGTGAAACGGTCGTGATGCCAGCAACAGCAACGCTAGTGATAGCTGCCACGTTGCCTGTAGACGTACCGTTGCGGATAGCGGAAGAGACACCACGCCAGTAACGCTTAGCAAACTCACCACGCAGCCAGGAATCCAGATCAAAGTATGAATCAGCAAGCATCTCTCGGCTTACCTTCACGATCCCGCCCTGAATTTTATCGACCTGAGACAAAATACCGCTCAGCGACGGATCTGCTTCACTGACAGGAAGGGATTCACCAAGAAGGGTGAAGGCGTTGTTGGTGTCGTTGGCCAGCGGAATACGCATCGGCTCACCTGTCGCAGTGCGAAGCTGTTTCACCGAAACCGCAAGCTGACCCCAGAGCTTAGCTGCCTCAGTGAGCGTGCTGGAGAAGCCCTGAGGAATGAAAGGGGCACCAGTGGTGCCCGTCACGAGGTCACGAGTCTCACCCGTACGCATGTAGTTAACAAATGCCGCACGCTTCTCATCCAGAGAGGTAGCATCGGCATTCTCACCGGGGATGCCACGAGGAGGACGACCGGCAGAGCGTACTTCACTCTCGCTGTCATTCTTCGCAATACGCTCCTCAAGTGCAATGCGCTCATCGAGCAGGTCAGCATCCGCAATCATCGCCTTTGCGGAGGTACGCTCCTCGGTGGTGGCATCCTTCTTAATTACAATCTGCTGTGCGTCGAGGAGGAGTTTGGTGCGCTGTGTCTTAAGAGTATTCAACATAAAATGTTTGTCCTTTGGGTTGTTGGGGCGCAGGACGGCCACACATCGCACGAAGGCGTGTCTGGGTCCAGGCAGTAAGCAGATTTAGATTTAGGAAATTAGGTGGTTAGGTTAGAGCCGCTTAGAGAGTGCTATGCGCAGATCCAGAGCATCAGCGTCTACATCACCTTGGTTTGGACAGGTTGCATAATCTGCATCTTGGCAAGCTGCGCAGTCTGCATCTCCACAGGGACCAAGAGAATCATCGTCGCCATCTCCGTCAGGGTCAGACAACATAGACCTAAGCTCTTTGGGGCAGGAGCGGATGCTAGAGGTTGTCTGTAGGTAAGCTGGGCTGCCCACAATACTCAACTCGCTGACATCAATAGATTGAAGAGTGCGAACTAGAACACCATTCACATTGGCCCACTCGTCCTTATTACAAACGAAGCCAAAAGAGCAGTTTTCGGTATCGCCTCTCGAAAGAGAGATAGCCAAGTCTGCTGCGTATGACTGTCTCGTGTCTATCTGCGCAGTGAAGTTGACACCCTTGCTATCCGTCGACAGCTTCAAGGTTCCTGACGTTGTGCGGGCCAGGATTCTAGAACCATCATGGTTATGAAGTAAACGGATGTCAGGCTTACCGCTCAACGTTTGAGTTACTGAGGCAGGATCAACCCTCTCCTCAAATCCGCCGAGATTGACACTCCTGACTCCAAAGACAATGGCTGTCCCAGATACCGTACGGCTGTATCCGTCTGCCGCTACAGGAGCAATCCTAAGCTCATGCGCTGGCAGGGTTCTTACTTCTCTATTCATTGACATTGGTTACATCCTTCGTTGTTGCTACAGGGGCTGGTGCTGTTGGGACAGGAGCATCTAGCAACCTTTGAATATTTTGCATATTTACGGGATACATCAGAACGTCTGCCGCAGGTTCATTAAGAGCAGGCCTGCCTAGCAATAATCGTGCCTCATTTGCAGTTAAAGCACCCCATTGCCTGCCTGTAGAAACCGTCTGAGCAATAGCAGTACTGTCACCCCTCTGGCGCTCTGATAGGTCGAAATGTACCGTGAGCACACTATTCTTACCAGCTTGCCTAGGCATCAATTTAGCTACAATCTGAGCCTCTATACGGCAGAGAATGGGCCTGAGGGTATCCGTTATAAAGGCCAGGTTCATCTGCTCAACGTTAGAGTTACTGAGCTTTTGTTCTGACCCGATCATATGTACAGGAACTCGAAAAATCGCTGCAATCTCAGAACGCTGGTGTACGCGCGTTTCTAAGAACTGGGCTTCATCAGGATTTATGCTCAAAGGTGTAAACGTAGCACCTTGATCCAGGATGTTGACACGATGCTGATTGCCAGCAAGCTGCTGTGACTCCCAGTCGGCACGCATCTTCGGCTTATCCTCTGGACGCGCCTTGACACCTGTTGGCAAAGTAATAATGCCTGAAGGGGTAGCGTTGTTTGCGAACAGCCTAGACCCATACTTCTCTGAGGCAGCAGCAAGGCCAAGTGCCCTAGCACTCTGCATGATAGGCGACAGACCAACAATCCCATCATGGCTCATCAATGGAATATGTAGCACGTTAGCAGCCTTGATAATCCGCTTATGCCCACCTGTCATTCCATCTTCAGTCTCAAAGGCCAGTTCACCATTAGGCAAACGGACAGGACGGGTCAGACGACTATTGAGAGGCCATAGACCAATCGGAGCACCATCTCCTGACCTTTCAATCTCACTGTACGAATTTCCGGTCAGGCTGAGACTAAAAACCACACTCTCCCAGTAAATGTAGCTCGTCATCTCGACGTTAGGAGATACAGATAGTAGATGGAAAAGCGGGTCGTCTACCTCACGGACTAAGCCAGTAGGTGTAATCCTCATCAGTCTAAGGGGTAGGCTAGCTACACTCTCACTTAGTACGCGGCAGCATGCATACACTGTGGAGATTTTCAGGGCTGTATGGTCATTGATGACTTCGCCTGAGTCAGTACTGCGGCTGTCTCCGAACCATTCCCATGCTGCAAAGTCATTTAGACTCACGCTGGGATTATCAAGTGGATTGCCTCGTTTCTCGGGCGGGGGGAGTTGTAAATTCAATGCTGTTAGTTTCATTAGTTATTCTTTCTGCTGCACAGTGTGCAGCCGGACCAGTCAGGCTCTGCCAGTTCTGCCCATGCCGTCATCACTTGAGGCATAGAGGGGTAGGCCGACCGCGAACAGCAGGGCGGCAGCTGATTTTATCCGACGGTTCATTGTTTCTCCTTGTGTTTCAGTGGGTTAGGGGTATACTGGGCGGGCTATAATCTCGCACAATCTCTTTTCACTGAAAGATAGAAAGCCTATGAGACTCGGACCCCGAGCAGCAGGAATTCGCAGCTATTTGAGTAAGGGTGTACCTATCCACCGCTGGAGGACCGAGATATCGGACTGCCCACTGTGCGGAAAGACCGTCTTTGTTGCGGTTGGCAATGGTTCGTTTTACGTTCGGTGCCTTCGGTGCAGGGCTAATATTACGAATCTAGCTATCGCCGCATATGTGAAGACGAATCTTAGAAGCAAATCCGCCTATGAAATGTCTACCTATGGCTCAACTCACGATTTTCTAAAGAAGCGTTGCGAGGATTTTGAATCAAGCGAGTACATCCCCGGAAGAGAGCCAGGAGAAATTGTAGACGGAATCCGCAACGAGGACGCGCAGCAATTGTCCTTTAAGGATGAGAGTTTCGACCTTGTAACCTCCAATCAGGTCTTCGAGCATGTCCCTGACGATCAATCCGCGTTCCGTGAATGCCTCCGAGTACTGAGGCCGGGAGGTCATCTTGTCTTTACCGTCCCACTGCATGACGCCCCTGAATCAGAACGTGTGGCGAAGATAGAAAACGGTTCTATCAAGTGGCTATCAACCCCCGAATATCACTACAGCCGAACAACAGGGCCAAACTCAGTTCCGGCATTTTGGCGCTTTTCAAAACACGACATCATCGATCTGGTTATGCGGTCAGGATTCCATTCTGCTCAGCTAGCCCCCGTCTCTCTATGTTCTATACAGGGCGCTCCAGAGAACATTGTCGTAGCCATGAAGTAGGCTATTTGCCGTTCACCCCGTCTATCCGACTTCCGTCTATGTGATCGGGCAGGATTAAGCTAGGTGTTTGAAGATCATTGGCACGACGCAAGATGGAAAGTAACACCATTTACATTGACGGGAATAAACCCATTTAGCGTGCAAGTACCAGTAGAAGCGCCCGCACTGGTTTGCATTACATTCGTAGAGCTTGATATTGCAGCCCCTCCATTGACGGAAAATGGTCCAAGAAAATTGAATAATGAGGCAGCATGAAATTCAGCACCGTTGCCATCTACCGAGGTCAAAGAACACACGCCAGCTGAAAAGCAAAGAGTCAGCGGGTTTGATGTGGCTGTAATTTTCACAGGGTTGGTAATGTTCTGCCCAAGAGTATTTTGGGCGTTATACGTGTTCTTTGTTAGGTCAAGTGCGGAATTTATAAAGTCGAACTGAGCACCTGTATTTGAGTTATTGGCTACAACGTTGCCGATACCTTTTGCCACATTGTAGCTAATTCCCTGCGTCGGGAATTCTGACATGATGGTGTTGCCAGTAACACTGACGTTTGATTCCACATCTAACGCCGCAGTGCCACATATATCTCCAATAGCAATACCCGCGTCAGATGATAGGGGAGGAGAACCGAAGAATGTCGTAAACTCCGAAGTATAGGACACGAAGTTGCCAGTGATGCTCATACCCTGATTGCAGATCGACCAGATATTAGCGCCTGCGTTATCAATCGAGATGTTGTCAGCGATAACAGTGTTAGTGACAGAGTTTCCTGCGGTCACGTCACCTGTTACGCCGGTGTCAATACCGTGCTGCCAGTTGTTCTTGACAAAATTCCCGATGATTCTATTCCCGAAGGCATTGCCAAAACCACCGCCGCCCGTGTAGATTCCTGCCGTTGCATTGTCAATCGTCGTATTGCCTTCGATGAGGCTGTTCTGCAATGACTCCGTCCCGATGCCATCCCAGTAGTGATTCAGTGGGGGTTCAAATGCTTTCGCTTGCGAATAGTGGTTGCTTACATAATTGTGCCGAATGATGTGATTTGTTCCGTTTCCGAGAATAATGTAAGTCCCATATTCGAGGTCGTTATCTGAAATGGTATTGAACGACCCACCCAGACCGATCATCCCGCCATTTTGCCAGAAATGAGCAACCTTCATCTTGGTTATTGTGTTGTGATTACCGGCCATGCTGATACCGGATAAGTTGTTGTAGGACGTTAGATTCGACGGTGTTTCGACAGGACCAGTCAACGAAAAGTCATGTACGGTCATGTAACTTACACTGGACGCAATGTTTATAGCGTAAGTTCCAGAAGCTCCGTTGTATAGAAGCTTCGTCTGTGCTGAACCTGCGCCATACAGTTCCACATTTGAAGCCATTACAATTGGTGTAGTATATGGGCCGTATGTTCCGGCTGGAATATAGATAGGACAAGGACCACCAGCGCACGCGGCGATAAGAGTATTGATCTTGGCTCCAATGTCCGATCCAACCGCACGAGCAGCATTAAGCACACCATTAAAACTCGTAGCGTCTGTGTCAACTCCGAAGGGAGCAATGATATGCTGCGAAGCCGTGGGGGTAAGATTCACGCCACTCGTGGGAGCACCAATTGGACCCTGAATACCTTGTGGCAATACAAAGTTTAGAATGGAATTGCTAGGCGAGCCTACATTGATAACCGCCGCTGTGCCGCCTGGAAACGTATTAGTCACAGTGCCTACGGCCATAGTAGCGGGGTAGGTGATGCCGATAGGGGCCAGATTGGGAACATAGCCATCAAAGTTGCAAACAGTGCTGGTGCACCAAGAGGCAGCACTAGATGGCTGCACACAAGTGTAACCACCACCCAGGACATCGTCACCAGATGCGTTATCAATGATAGACACGCTGAAGCAAACATTTGCTGGCACAGTGTGCGCAGTATCAGCCAAAAAGGTAGAGAACGCACCGTTGGTTACAACTGTACTAACTGGTCTGGATAGCACTTGACCTGATGCAAGATGAAACGATATCTTGTTCCCCTTGGTATCCACGGGTGCGAAGTAAGCTGTGCCACTAACAAGCTTGGTTCCAGTTGAGTCCACGACGTTTGCCGCAGTTACGCTGATGGTTCCAGCAGGTGCTTGTGCAAACACAGAGCCGCCCAGTAGCAGGATGACTGCTAGGAGATAAATAAACTTGTTCATTCTTGTCTCTTCTATTTAAATGAAAATGGCCACCTGAAGGGCAGCCTGTTACGCAGAGTGTGCAGTTGGACTAGTCAAGCTCGGCGAGTTCCGCCCATGCCTTCTCTTCTGCTGTAGGTTCTGGATTGGCAGGGTGAAGAGGTTGTAGGTTTAGCTTCTGTCTACTGGCAGGGTCCATACCCAACTTAGCCAAGATGCGCACAGTATGACCAACGTCAGAAGCTTTAAACTCCCCAGTTCGGATCTTGGCTATAAGGCGAGTAGCTACTTCAAGCACAATCCTGTCTGGGCGTCCTAGTAAGCCCTCTGGCGCATTCCTAACAACCTCTGCCCAGATAGCACGCTCAGTGGTTTGTAGGTGGGTTGGGGCTTTACCAATGGGCAGTTTAATGATGGGTTTAGAAGCAGAAATAGCCTTATATCTGCCAGGATGCGCCTGATAGGTGCCAGTTAGTTGCAGTTCTGCAATACTCTTTCTAGGTCGTGCCATAATAATTCTCGATTCTTTAGTTTTTTTTCTTGACACTGGTAAGTGATTGAATTAATATCTACTTACTCAAATAAAACTCGTTGGTTACGTGGCCGAATCTGGGTGGATTCAAGGCCAAGACACCCAATATTTTTTAATTATTCTGGCGGTAAAAGTTTTTGACTGCCCGTTCGGTCTTGGTACTTTTAGGCTCTGGATATAACTAACCCCTATCCCCTCAACAACTTAAAGCGACCATCATGATTGGACGTTAGGCCCAAGCGTGTAACAGTGTGTCTGTTGCTTGTTACGTGTTGAGGGGTAAGGGATTGGCTGTGTGCCTACTGTATCCAGATCTCAAAGCCTTCGATGGTGCTGATTAGCTATGCTCGTCGTGTTTCCTTTGAGATAGTCGAGATAGGTGGCAGAGTGAATGTGGGCAGGAGCCGTTTGCTACAACCGCCACAACTATTCACTAGCAGTTATCAACTGCTTTATTGCCTCAATAAGAGAATCAGGAGAGAACGCTTATGAGGCAATAAGTTTAATTTCACTTTTGTTGCTAGTCAAAATAGGAGCATAGGGAGGCAGCACCCGATACCCACTCTGCGGCGATCCTGGTGTAACTTCCAGTAGCTCAGCTTCAATCAACTCAGAGATTACAGCTTCCAACCTATCGGGCGAGGTGTATGACAGTCCGCAGAGATGCTTGTCAGACATCCACGTCTTGATAGTCTCGTACACGTGTATCCGATTCCAGAGTACTTGGTATACACGTCTAGCCTCTGGACTCAAAGTTGAGTACACTCTGCTCGGTAGGATCGTCCCTAGAGTCCAATAGCGTTTCTTGAGCTTAGGCTTGGGTTCTGTCTTGGGTTTGGGTTTGGGCTTAGGTGGTAGCTGTGGCCTAGTCGCGATGTAGCTACTTTTCCTAATGCGCACAGGTTTTTGTTGGGGTAGTTGCTCAGTCATAATTGTCCTTCATATTTAGGTGGGATGGGTGATGGTGGGTTGGACGGAGCACTTGCGCTCAACATCCAACCCTATGCACGCACCCGCTGCAAGACAGGTCAGTACATACCATCTACAGCCGTCAAAACCTAACGGCTGGTTGCAGTTGGTTAGAGGTACCAATCGCGTTATTGCCTGTGACGGAACAGGAGGAGTGAAGCGTCACACGCAATTTCAATCTTGAGAGTAGGAGCAGACTGCTAGTCGGCAAAGCTGCTCCCACTGTCGGATGGAGGAAAGAACGTCGCGTATGGGCCACCACACACAGACGTAGAAAGTTCCATCCTGCCCATTGCTCTGATGAGTGGCAGAGCAACGTATGTCGAATCTAATATCTACTATTGTTTCGATCTTCATTACTTCTGGTCTTTCTTCATTGGCATAAATATGGGTTTGGTCAATGTGTCGGGGTTTGTCTTTAGTACGTTTGATTTGTGGGTTCTGTTTCTCTTCACAACCTGTGCGCACAACTCTGCGCGGTACTCAAGGATGTTTCTGGGTGAGAGTGCGGTACGTTTCTGCTTATTACTTCTCTTGTGATTCCTGCCCATCAGCTTCTTCAACTCCTACGGTCATCTCCACGATCACACGTGAGAGGAAATTCCCCATTACCTGGGATGGGTTCCTCGGCTGGATGCCGTGCCACCAGTCACGCATAGCTTCTGGTTCTTCTGTCTCAAGGGCTGTAAGCAGATTCTCAGCGTCCTTGATAGCTTGCTGCATAGTGTGCAAATCATCCTGTGTGGCTGGCTTCTTGGCCAGTTCTCTAACGAGTGTGTACTCATATTCGTGGAGCACGCTCAACAAAGTCTCTGCCTCATCCGTACCAGTGTTGGAGGTCCAGACCATCTTTTCAATCTGTTTGACACATTCAATCTTGATTTCGGTGTTAGTCATGGTGTCCTTTCTTGGTTAGGGTTGTAGGCAAAAAGAAAGGGACAGCTAAACCAGCCTGTCCCAACAAAGAGAGAAATATCATGAGAGGAAAGAGAGAGCGAATCTCCTTCCCTAATTACTTAGTACATGGGAAAGCCGAATTATAACCAGATGTGGAAATCTTTGTTGGATTTATTTTTTATGGGCATAGTGTGCAAGCTAGATAATTGCCGCTGGAGACTCGCTATCAATGGTTACGGCAGAAGGGGTACTAAAGACAAATGGGCTGCCCTTCTTGCCATCACCCTTACGGATAATCTTTCCAGTGCTCTCCAACTCAGATAGACAATCAATGAGGTGAGATGCTTTGCAAACTAACAGTGTGCGCAATGCTTCCTGAGTGATTCCATCGGCATGTAAACGGGTGTACATCACGATACCTTCCATAATGTGTTCCCGTGTCTTTGTGGTCTTTAGCTCTCTCGCCGTTGAGGATGTCTGTCCCAGCCCGTAACTGCGTGTAGAGGGGTCAAAGTCAAGGTCAGTAAATTCCATGCGTGTACCGTACCTCTGTGAACTTCTGATCTTTCTTGTGTCTCCCATCTCCCCTGTCAAAAACAAGGTCGAACACATGGCCGCGACAATCGCAGAAGATCCGAGGATGGCGTCTCCTGCCTCATCTGTATTGCGTTTCTTTGTGTGATGAACACAAACGATGGATACGCCATACTTTTCAGCAACCTCAACCAATTCGGCCATTGCTGGAGCTACTTCACCGTATTTGTCCATATCAGTACCCGGCGTGAAGTTGACCAGCGGGTCGATGATTACCAGACGGACATCAGACAATTCCTTCAACGTGTCGCCTAGACGTGACACAAAGCCACTGCCAGGACGCCTAAGAACTGTGTGAATGTTGGGATCATCTGCACCAGATCCAAGCATGTCAAAGTGTTCATCCAGATGTGCGCCTAGTTCCTCAGAGGCGAAATATAGAGCTTGCCCCTGCACTGTTGAACGTCCGAGGAAGTCCTGTCCCTTGGATACTGCGACTGCGAGTTGACGGGAAAGGGTACTCTTTCCGCTCTTTGGTTTACCTGCCAGCATGTTTAGTGAGCCAACGGGAAATAGTCCATCTACTAAATACTGGATTGGTTGGGAGATAGCCGATTGTTTGAGTTGGGCACGGTTTAGAGGTTTATACGGATTGGACATTTGTACTTCTTTCTTTATGTTGGGTTGGGTGGGATGTGGCGAGGATGGATATTCCCCTCTACTACCTAAGTACCTACTAAGGTCGGATTACAACCAAATGTGGAAAACTTTTTAGGATTTATTTTCAGAGAGTGGGTTTGCACACTATGCAGTGGTTGTAGTCGCAGGACGGAGCGCTCGGCTTCGCCAAGCTTTCCCGGCACTGCTCCAGTCTGCCCATACAACTATGGACTGCACAGTGTGCAATTTGAGTTTTCTGAAGATTCTCGCGGAGATGTTTCCTTGGTACTGTTGCCTAACAGTTCCAAATACTTCTGCCCTAGCAAAACTTTCCATTCTTTCCCAAAAACCTTAGGAGCGGGGGAATAGGAAAAGGAATAGATAGTTAAATAGAGAAAGAGTATATATTTCTTACTCTTATATACTTTCTTTTTACTATTCCCTTTCCCCCTGCTCACTAGGGTTTATTTTTGAGAATAGGAAATTTGGGCAGAAGTATTTGGAGATTGTTAAGAGGCTGATACCAAGGAAACATGTCAGGGAGAATTTACGGTAGTTGCTCAAGCCATAGCAGCTACCGCCTTCTTTAGGCGCTTGTGCACGGCAGGCTGAGAGATTCCCAGCTTCTGTGCAATCTGAGTCTGAGACTGTTGCGCTATCCACATCCCCACGACATCCTGTAGGTCAGTGGGCAGACTGGCTAGTTTGGCCTCACATCTCGCCTTGTAAGCCTCAGGAGACTCCTCAGCCTGTGGACGTTGCCAAGCATCCAACGCAGCTACATCAAACAGACTGAAGGTATCTCCGTCCTCCCCCTCATCCGTCGCGATGTCGGCTTGCAGGGTCCGTTGGTCTGCATTCCCAATCTTCGTATTCTGTCTCCATGTGGAGAGAGTGAAAGCCCGCGTCACATAGTGGGCGATCTTGTCGATAACCTTCTCAGCGTCACGCTTAGCAATCAGCTTCTGCATCACGGAGATTACAAAGTCCTGTCCAAAGTCTTCATCAAGTCCACGCTGCCTAACTGTGTCACTGGGGGCAATGGTCCGAACCTTCTTGCTAACGAACAGGCTCAGAGTTGCAAACAGTTGAGATTGGTTCTCAGGAGTAGGGGCAGCAAGCCAGTCTGCATAGTGTGCAGCCAGGATTGCATCAGAGACTTTAGGGGCAGCAGCCTTTACAGTTTTAGGCTTGCCTTGGATCTTGCGCCTCTCCTTACGGTCTGCCTTCTTCTCAGCAAGCTCCTCTTTCTTCATCCGTGAGAAGCTGACCACACTCTTGTTAGCTCTCAGCCATTCCTGTAGAGGTTCACCAGCCAACGTGAAGGGCTGTTCAATCCGCTTGAAGTTTGGGCTGTCGTCAATGGGTTCAGCCTCGTACACGCCAAAGCACAACGAACGAGTCTCAAGACTCTCCCCGTCAACAATGAACTCACTCGCAGGAATGTCAGCCAGCCGCGTCTGATCATGAATCGGATACCGTAGACGGCGGTATCGGGGAATCAGGCGGTATGACTGCTGCACTAGCCGTGCACTCTCAAGTTGCTCCTGTTGTGCCTGACTCAAGGTGCTGTTGGGTTCATGGGATGAAAGCAGGCTGTCTACAAACAACTCAGACAGCCAACGACCGGCACTTCTGGAACTGGGTACTTCTGGGGCAGGGGCTTTGTCGCTCTCGCGTGTACGTCTAGTTTTGTTATCGGAATTGCGCATTGTAATCTCTCTCTGTAAGTAAGACAAGGGTGTTCTTGGCCCTCTTGTGGGGGTAGGTGGCGTCGATAGGTTGTTAGTGGGGGCGGGTTAGGTCACACTGGCTTCAATAACGTAAGCCTCGAACACCGTTCGCGGAATACGGAGGACTCTATACCTGCGAGTAAACCTAGACTCACTGCTGCCAAGGTCCAGCACTCCCCTTCTCTGCTCAAACTTACGAACAACGGTATCGACGGACACCTTAAGAAGTTCCGCTATTTGCTGTGGGGTTAGGTATTCAATATCCGCAGCCGCAGATATTGAAATTGTGGCAGGAGCCTCATAATCACCTGAAAAAAACGATACTTCGGGCATTGGTGTTTATCCTTGCGAATCTCCCGTCCCACGGTCAGGGATCTGCTGTTGTGCAACGAAAATGGATACGCAGCGTTAGGCATGAACGGCTGCAAACGTAGTGATGCTGTGTTGGTTGGGGTTTGTCTGTACAAGCGCAGACACGCTCTAGTCTCGAACCTCAGATCCATTACCGCTCACACCATTCATAGGTGCCGGTACGGGTACTTCGATGAAACTGCCTAATGCTGTCACGATAGGCGATGCGCGGCCGTTTTTCTGAACCTCCGTCTTGCGGTTTAGTCCAGACGTCCCGACTTGGACGTGAAAGTATCTAAGGGTATTACCAGCCCATCTCCCCCGCTGTACCACTTGAGCGAAAGGGCTACGTCTGTTTTGCTGCGTTTGGTACCTTTGTGTTGTTTGGTGCTTGGTTGATAGTGCGCATTTGTTTTGAGGAAATTACCGCTCCTCAGGACTTGCTGCCGAATTGTAGACACCTCTCCTCTTCCCATGCCTCTGGGATTAACTGAAGATATCCCGAGCAAGTCAGGATGTCAATAGTTATTTTTAAGTAGGGATCAAGCTACCGCAGGGCGGGGTGGGTAGTGCTCGTCAACAATTCTTACCTTAGTGGATGGAATAACCTAAAGTCAAGGTCTACTTTCGGCATGGGATTTTGCACTACTTTTGCACTAGTAGCTCGCGGAACCTGCGATATCTGCAATTTGAGCGCTAATAGAATCAGGCATTTAGCCTAGAATCAATACCACAACTAGGTTCGATCCCTACCGCGTCCACCACTTTAACCTCATTCTAAATTACTTACATGCAGGCTTCAGCAGCCGGTCAGAGGCAAAACGCCCTCCGATCAGTCCGATCAATGCTGCGCTAAACTGACTATCCAGCTGGCACAAAACATCGGACAGACCACCCCTATTTTCCGATAAACACAATGTCGCGTCGTAGGATCAAGCCTCAATCACAGTGAGTATCAGATGACTCTTCGCAAAAGAGCTGTCACCCACTACCTTTGAGAAGCTCCGCTTGGGCAAAATGACTGTCTCCTTGAAGCTGACTGGCAATACCCAAAGTCGCTTTGAATCGCTCTCTCAGGCCGCGGCGGCGAGTGTTCACGGCACAGCCTGGGATCACGCGGGTAAAACGGTGGACGCATTTTTTAGGTATTCCCTTGCTAACCAAAAACGTTCTGACGTGGACGCGTGCGTGTCAATGGTTAGTCAATGAGTGAGTCTGGGTTAGCCGATCATCTATGAGACCTTCAGGACCATGCGTCAGATATGGATCGTAGTCGAAATACTTCCCTCGCCCACTCCCTTTCTGTCTTCTGTTCTCCCCGATGGCTCTCCTTCTCCTTCGGGCAATTCCCGGGAGGCTTATAGACATGGAAATCAGAATCCAGTTCATATATCCTTGCTGGCCCCAGCTATAGGCCGCAACACTTAGCATGAGAAAATAAAATCCCGCAATGGATATAAAGAGCACTCCACTAAGCGTACTTTCTGGTTTAGGCAGCTTCCAATAGTTCCTGAAAGCAAGCACCAGCGGCCAGAATAGCAATATTCCTATAAGAATGAGACCAACATAGCCGGTCTCATAGAGAAATGACGCCCAGTTGTTGTCGCAGGTGTACCATCGTCTCCTCTCACCTAAGAAGTTAACCTCAAGTCCTAGTTCTCGAAACGTGCCCAACCCGTATCCTAAAAGCAAGCGCCCGGGCTCTTTTTGAACCGCACTCACAATAGAGTCTGCCAGAGCGTGACGATAGAGATAGGATGTGCCCACTGGTTGGTTTGGATCAGTGCTGGCTTGATATAAAGCGTCGATGGATTGCCACACTCCCGGTCGCGCAAGTAAAACGACGAGGGCTATAACAAAAGCTGTGATTAGGTACCTTCTTATTTTCTTTTTAACCATTAAAAACATAAGAAATGAACAGATGATAGTGGCAAGCCAAGGTCCTCTGCTTTGAGTCTTGTAGATCGCCCAGAACATGAGCATTAGACTTACCCACAAAAACAGCCGGCGCTTGCCCTCGGCCCAGTATCCCAGCAGATATAGACTCAAGATGATGCTAATGGCAAGAGCATCCCCAAATAGAATGGGGTGGGGAAATGTTGATCGAACTCTCAGCCCTCTGCCCAGCTCAGAATACAATGGATCTAAACCACCGTTATAGGTGATCCAATTACTCGCTGGGAAGATTCTCAAAATGCTCCACGATGCATAAACCTCACACAGTGAAAATAGGCAACAGATACCTATTGCCATAGTCATCGCGTTGAGCATTTTATGAATCGTTTCCATACTCGTTATGATCCGGAAAATCAAATAGTACATTAGGTAAAATTCAATGAGTTGCGCTAGTAATTGTTTGATGCTAGTGGCAAAAGACAACGAATATACCGTGGAACACAATGCCCATGCAACATGCATATACATCAACTTTATTAGAGGCAACTTCTCTCGAAGAGAGTTGTTTCTCTTGTAGAAAAACAGCCCCAATAATGTGAGCAAAGATACCCTCATAATATTGAGATCAAAGAGGCCTGGAATAACAAGCTTCGCCTCAAGAGGCATAAGAGTCAAAAAGAAGCAAAAGACAGGTAGAGCATTCTCAAGCCGCCGCCTCCCGGAGACAATCAAAGCGACCACTATTACCGATTGGATGAAGGCGATAATAAGCATCTGCTAGATTTGCCTCGCCGCTCTACATGAGCTAATTGTTCTTACCATCGACTTAAGTTAATTGACCAGAAAAGGATAGCTGACCACTTACTGGTTCTGTTAGACCAGAATTGATAGCCCTTGACGCAAACCGTAACAGGGGCGCTTGCAATAATCAAAGCGATTCTGCAGAGTGAAACGACTGCCGTGCTCGCTCTATACATGAGGGAATAAGTCCGGCCGCGGTGTAACTCGAAGAATTTTGCGAGTGATTCACGCTGCATCACGGAACTGAAATTGCTTTGCGAATGGGAGGAACTGCTGCCCCCGCCATGATGCACAATTACAGCTTCGGGGACATAGTAGATCTTTGCGCCTGTTTTAGTAATTTTGGCGCAGAGGTCCATATCTTCTGAGTACATAAAATAGTCGGATGTAAAACAACCAATCTGATCTAAAATGTCGCGTTTGGCCATCATGCATGCACCTGAGATAGCCTCTACAGAGGTCACACGCTGTTTTTTTATATACAGCGGGCGCATACCCCAGATATGCCAATTAGGAAAGTGCTGGCGCAGATAATTGGACGCCAGGGCCTGATTGAGTATCGAGGGGAGAGCAGTAATGCAGGTAGTTTGTAATGTAGTGTCAGAGTTCAGTAATTTAGCTCCGACCATGCCTGCATCGGGAATCGATTTAAGTGCATCCAAAAGTGTTTGAATCGCAGATCCATGTATTTCAGTATCCGGATTAAGAAACAACACGTTCTTCCCCTGGCCCTGATCGTAAGCTAAATTATTGGCTCGTGCAAAACCCAGGTTTGCAGCACTTTGAATGAATATAACATCAGGAAATTCGCTCTCGAGCATCTCCTTGCATCCATCATATGAAGCATTATCTATAACGATAATTTCATAGCGTGCGAACTTGACGTTTGTCCGAATACTCGTGAGGCACTGTTCAACAAATTGCTTTGAATTCCAGTTCACAATCACGATAGAAAGTTCAAGAGGATGCATAGCCGATTTACCTTGCAGAAGATGGAATACGAGTAAAGGTGTTGTATCTTCAAATGCTGCTTATATTAGTTTTCACTTTTCTTTGCTGCTGGTATGAAAGAGCTAATGATCGGGAATCATTCCCAAAGCCTGGGTCCTATTGCTTCAATAGCAGGTGCAAGCATATCCTTCTCGGTCTTTCCATTTCGAACAACCAGAGTTGCCCCCATTGACGTGAGAGATCACAGAGACGTCCGCCATAGCTACGGGGCGTGAATTGCGGTCGGGATGTGTTACAACTCGCTTCTCGGAAGAAGAAAATTGCCCAGCTGTGGTCGCGACAGAACGC